CATGCCTACAAGCACAATTGATTGCTGGGAGAGTTAATAAACAAGACATTCCCAGACAATATAAGAATGATTTGATATGGGAGATTAAACAAATTTCTCCAAAAGAGTGTAAAATAGACGCAAAAGTTGACTGAAGGAACGCTACCTAACCTAACAGTAAAGGAGCAAACCTAATGACAACAGCAACCTATCGTGGTGTTAAATACAACGTAGAAGATCGTAAGATCAATGTTCTTCAATTGATTAAAGAACAAATTGAAAAAGAACAACGTCGTAAAGAAGCACAATTAGCAGCAATTAAATAATATGAAGGAGGGTTGATTCCCTCCTTTTTTTATGCTAAAATGTCTTGAGAGAATGGTATCTTATGGACACAGATAAACTAAAACTTATTGTCCGTAATTTAGAACTCTTAGTTGATTCTCTAAAAGCAGAAATATATTCTGATGTTAGGGCATATAATTTTGATGATATCAAACCAAAGGAGTTAGATTACGACGAAATTTTTGAGGATTCTGAATGAGAAGTAAAAAAGTAATTCAATTAATTAAAGAAGCACTAAAGCAAGACTATTTGTATTCTAGTGAAGAACTTCATTTTATGAGAGAACAACTTTCTATGCTACAATTAGAAAAGCAAAATTTAAAAGAATATCGAGGATTTGGAAAGAAATGACAGTTAAACTTATTTCGGTAACTCCCGATGCAGAAAAAACAATGGCATTTATTGCACGAGTTAGCAATCCTGCGAATCAAGACAACGAAAACTATGCCAAGTTGCTTGCTTATTGCATTAAGCATAATCATTGGTCTGTTTTTGAACAGTCTTCTATGACTCTTGAGATTGAGACCAATCGTGGCATTGCGGCTCAGATTTTGCGTCATAGGTCCTTTACATATCAGGAATTTTCACAACGATATGCAGATACAAATCTGATCACCGAGAATATTCCTATTCCAGAACTTCGCAAGCAAGATACCAAGAATCGTCAGAATTCTACGGATGATCTTGGTGACTATGTGAAGTTAAAGTTCCAATCAGAAATTGCTGAACTGTTTACCAATGCTAATAACCTCTACAAGAGGATGTTAGAAGCAGGTGTGGCAAAGGAGTGTGCAAGGTTTGTACTGCCCTTAGCGACTCCCACACGTATCTATATGACCGGTTCTTGCAGGTCATGGATACATTATATCAATCTCCGTTCGGCAAACGGAACTCAGAAAGAACATATGGACATTGCTCTGGAATGTAAGAAGGTATTCACCGAACAATTTCCAACGGTTGCAGAAGCTCTTGAGTGGATCTAAATAAATTATCTTGAATTCGTAACTTTATGGCGACTTATCCTGTTATTAACAATATCACTGGTGAACAGAAAGAAGTGGAAATGAGTGTTCACGACTGGGATCAGTGGAAAAAAGACAATCCAGACTGGGCTCGCGACTGGTCTGATCCATCTACTTGCCCTTCTCCTGGAGAAGTTGGTGAGTGGAGAGATAAACTTGTAAATAAGCATCCTGGATGGAACGAAGTTCTTTCTAAGGCAAGTAAAGCACCAGGTTCCCGTGTAAAAAAAATCTAATGGCAAGAAGAAAAAGAAGTAACGAGATCCAACCAATTGGAGTTGGTTTAACTGCAAAACAAATGAAGAGGAGAAAACCTCTCAGTGCTGAATATTTGGTCGATATTGATCCACTGACAGAAAACCAAAAACGTCTATTTGAATCTTATGCCGAAGGCAAACATCTTGTTGCCTATGGGTGTGCTGGAACTGGTAAGACCTTTATTTCTCTTTATAATGCCCTACAGGATGTTCTAGATGAATCAACTCCTTATGAGAAAATTTATCTTGTTCGTTCTCTAGTAGCTACAAGAGAAATTGGTTTTCTTCCTGGAACACACGATGATAAGGCAGATATTTACCAGATTCCTTATAAGAATATGGTGAAGTATATGTTCCAACTTTCAAGTGATGCTGAATTTGAGATGCTTTATGGTAACTTAAAGTCACAGGAAACTATCAAGTTTTGGAGCACATCTTTCCTTCGTGGAACAACTCTTGATAATGCAATCATCATTGTGGATGAGTTTCAGAATCTTAATTTCCACGAACTAGATTCTATTATTACTCGTGTAGGTGAGAATACAAAAATCTGTTTCTGTGGTGATGCTTCTCAATCAGACTTGCAGAAAACAAATGAGCGCAATGGTATTGTGGACTTTATGACAGTCTTGCGTAAAATGCCATCATTTGATATAATTGAATTTGGTGTAGACGATATTGTTCGTTCTGGACTTGTTAAGGAGTACATTATTGCTAAAATGGATGCTGGTTTTTAATGTTTAATCATATTGATATTGAACTCCCTCAGTTGGAGCGTGAAACCATTGATGGTGTAAGGTACTACAAAGTTCCTGATGAAGAAGAACTTATTCGACTGGTCTCCATCACTTCGGTGACCAGTCATTTTAATAAAGAAATCTTTGTTAACTGGCGTAAAAAAGTTGGTGAAGAGGAGGCAGATAAAATTACACGACAAGCAACAAGTCGTGGAACGGATATGCACTCTCTTACAGAGCATTACCTTAAAAATCAAAAACTACCAGAAGTTCAACCTTTATCCGATTTTCTGTTTAAGATTGCAAAAACAGAAATTAATCGTATAAATAATATCTATGCCCTTGAAGGGTCCCTATATAGTAGGCAACTGGGTATTGCTGGGACAGTTGATTGTATTGCCGAATATAATGGCGAGTTATCAATAATCGACTTTAAGACTTCTAAAAAACCAAAACCACGTGAGTGGATCGAACATTATTTCGTTCAGGCAGCAGCATATGCTTGTATGTTTTATGAACTGACTGAAATCCCTGTGAAAAAACTTGTAATTTTAATGGCTTGTGAAAATGGAGAATGCGTCGTCTATGAAGAATATGATAAAGCAAAATACATCAAACTACTCAGCAAATACATTAGAAAGTTTGTTGGAGATAAACTGGAACTCTATGGAACCAAATAAAGAACTAGAACAGGCAATAGAAAATAAGTTTTTAACTCCTTCCAAGTTTGCTCTTGAGATTGAAAAGATTGTAGCAGAAGAAAATTTTAACTATATTGATGCAATTTGTCACTATTGCGAAATCAATTGTCTTGAGGTAGAATCTGTTACAAAACTCATTTCAAAACCTTTGAAAGAGAAATTAAAGTGGGACGCAACCCGTCTTAACTTTATGAAACGAACTTCGAGAGCAAAACTTCCGTTATGAGTCCCTTTGAGACGTATCAAACTTATCTTTCTATGAAAAGTCATTTTACTAACAGTAAATATGACTTTTTTAAGTATGGAGGCAAATCGAGAGCAACTGTCACTTCGTTCAATAAACGTAAAGACAAATACTGGTTTGAAAAAAGTTCAAGGAAATATTCAGATAAAGAAATAGTAGACTTTTTACTAGCAAATTTTGTATCTACAGACAACCCACAAAACTTATGGATTGGAGAAATTATCAATTCTGGAGAAAGGACTTACGCAGATTGGATGCGGAGACAACAGAGTTTGACTTACTTGTTCAAAGAACAGTCAACGGAATTGTTCTCAGAGAACGAATTAGAAACTGTGTTCAATTGTTCCAAAGGTCACCCGATAGTTCTCAAAAGGTTTCTAAGCGGGAAATTATCGCCAGAAACATTCGTAATCTACGACAAAATATTTTCAATCGTCAAAGATTTTGATAAAAAACTTCTGGATCCAGTGTGGGAAACCGTAAGTTTGAAAATCAAGAAGTACAATCCATTTCTAAATATTGATGTATTCCAGTACAAGAAGATTTTAAGGGCAATCATAGATGAGTAACTTTTTTGACTCCGATATTATTCAAGACGAACTGAAAGAAATCAATAAGTTACAAGAGGAGATTTACGGAAGTATTCTCACTTTTGGTATGATGACCCGTGAAGATAAACTGGAACATATTGAAAAACTACAAGTACTCCTTGAAAAGCAACGTGTAATGTACACACGTTTGTCTCTTTCCGATGACCCAGAAGCGGTTGAAATGAAAGAGAATCTTCGTAAATCAGTTGCTTTGATGGGTTTCCCACCAGAGACTGATATGAGTATCTTGTTTAAGAGTATGGACAAAACAATCGAATCTTTAAAGCAGTTTGTTGACCGATGAGGTCATTCCTGCTATAATATCCGAGTAATCCCCCGAATCCAATTAATCCGAGGTAATCCAAATGTCTTTTGCTGACCTTAAGAAGCAATCTAAACTTGGCAATCTTACTGCCAAATTGGTTAAAGAAGTTGAAAAAATGAATACAAGCAGCGGTTCTTCTGATGACCGTCTGTGGAAACTGGATGTAGATAAGAGTGGCAATGGTTATGCCGTCATCCGTTTCCTCCCTGCTCCGAACGGTGAGGACCTTCCGTTCGTGAAACTCTACAGTCACGCATTCCAAGGTCCTGGTGGTTGGTATATTGAGAATTCTCTGACTACTCTCAATCAGAAAGATCCCGTGTCGGAACTGAACTCTGAACTGTGGAACAATGGTACTGATGCTGGCAAAGAACTGGCACGTAAGCAAAAACGTAAACTGACTTACGTTTCCAACATCTACGTTGTGAAGGATCCTGCTAACCCTTCCAACGAAGGTAAGGTCTTCCTGTACAAGTTTGGTAAGAAGATCTTCGACAAACTGACTGCTGCGATGCAACCTGAGTTTGAAGATGAAGAAGCAATCGATCCGTTTGACTTCTGGCAAGGTGCCAACTTTAAACTGAAGGCAAAGAACGTTGCTGGTTATCGCAACTATGATTCCAGTGAGTTTGCCGCACAAGGTGCTCTGCTGGACGATGATGATGCAATGGAAGCAATCTGGAAGAAGCAATATTCTCTTGCTGAACTGGTTGCTGCTGATCAGTTCAAGTCTTATGATGAACTGAAGAAGCGTCTTGACTATGTGCTGGGTTCCAAAGGTTCCCGCCGTGTGGATGAAGAAGTTGCTGAAGAGGAAGAGTATTCCCGTGGTCCTGCGAAAGAATTGACTGAAGATCTTCGCAGTGAACTCAACAATCTTCAACCCACCCGTCGTGCTGTTGCGGTTGAAGAAGATGAGGATGATGATGCCCTGTCCTACTTTGCCCGTCTTGCCGAAGAGTGAAGTCAGATTACACTATTAACCGTGTAAATAAGTCCGAAGCCGCAGAGTTACTTCTGCGGTTTCATTATCTTAAGGACTTTTCAAAAGGTTTTAAATCTGGGTATAACTACGGTCTTTATAAAAATAATGACTTCTGCCCATTGAATATTGGTGGTATTCAGGGAGTCTGTGTGTTTACAGGACTCCCTGTTCCTGAAATTGCTCAAGGTGCTTTTGGATTAGAAAGAAATGAACAACAAGGACTTTTTGAACTTTCCAGATTATGCATCCACCCAGACACACAATCTGGCGAACATAATATCACTTCTTGGTTTGTTTCAAGATCGATTAGACAGTTACGGAAGGATACTGAAGTTAAAGCAATCATCTCTTACGCTGATAGTGATTTCCATAATGGTACAATCTATCGTGCTTGTAACTTTAAATATTGCGGACTCACAGACCCAAAGAAAGATTTCTACTATGCAGACGGAACTAAACACTCTAGAGGCAAAATTAAAGGTGCTGCAGGAGAATGGAAAGAACGCTCCCGCAAGCACCGATATGTGATGATGTTTGATAAGAGTTTAGAACTCTTATGGCATAGTGATCCTGGTATTTTCAGTTCGGATTAAAGATTCATCAACATATTGAGAAGAACGATCATAAATCATAATTTCTCTCATATCATTCAAGAATTGTTGTAGATATGATGGTTTAAGCAAATAAATTGAAGATTTTTCATCATTTTTTATAGATTCATATTCATAATTGCTTACACCAATAATTGGATTTGGTATTTTTATAACATTTGCACCTAAAATCGTACTATCATTTGTATAGTATTCATTATTATAATAATACTGAATCTTAAAATCTAGAGGAACAACTTTTTTTGCTGGCAAAATTAATTTTCCATCTGGATCTTTTACCTCAACAGTTTCATAGTGGTGGATATCATTGAGTGCAGTTCCATACAGATTTTCTGCATACTTATAAAGTTGATAATTAGACAAAGGCCATTCATTACGAACATTAATAATACCAGCAGTCATCAAAACTACCCAATCGAGTTCTGCATCCCCATAAAATTCTTCTGCAACAGTATCTGGTCTTGCACCGTCAACAATTTCATATTTGTTAAAGATAGTAAAAACACCTTTTAAGTCGTCACGTAATTTATTTCTTCTGAATAAATTTTTAACCCTCAAATAACTTTGCGATGAAGTTTTATCAGAAAGAAAGGATTGATAATCTAATTCTGGAAGTTCTCTAAAGTATCCCATTTTAGAATCCTACTCCATTTGCTGCCGAAGTATAGTCTCTATCATAAATTGGTTCAATTTCCTTAAATCCTAAGTCCATATTGTAAGATATTGGGGATCCATCACTATATGTTGCATAAACACCCTCACCAGTATAATTGACAGACATATCTGTTAAGAATGTTTGTTTAAACAAATGTAGATATGGGTGAATCTCATTTCCTTTTTTATAGGTTAATTGGAAAATATCTGGTGTTTTTAAAAATTTTTCAGAGGTTCCTGTTTTTGGTGCCATTGATTTTTTCAACGTATTTATTATTTCTCTAATATTCTTTGCTTCATCTGGATCTCTAGGAGTCATCTTAAAAGAAAATTTAAAAGATCTCAAAGTGACACCATTGAAGAGAAGTTCCATATTTGGGTTTATAATCTGTCCATCTTCTCTTGCAACAATTTGACCAAGACTTAGGTTTCCACCAAAAGGAATATTTGCTGCTTGTGCTGCTATAGATTGACCATATCTTTTTGCAACTTCTGGATCTGTAAACACATTAGTCAAGTTTGATAGTGTTTTACTAAGTTCTTCCCCTGCAGAAACACTATTGGGTCCATTACCTATATCGGGACTGATAGCATTATAGACTCCAGCAGTAAAACCATCTAAACTATCATCAGAATAGGAGACACTATTACCATCCTGAATATTTGATGGTATGGGAAGTATGATCGTACCTATAATATTCTTTGCAACACTTTGAGCATTCCCAGTAATAGTTCCTTTCGGACGACTATAATCCAGAATTTGAATCTGCAAATAATCTGTAGTTCCTGATATAATTTCTGCAGGATATCTAAGTGCCATTTATCCTTTTCTAACTATTTAGAAGGATTTTCCGAAAGATCTGCATATGGAAGTCTCTGTATATCCGTTAATTCTTCTTTTTGAACTTCATAAAGATCTCCGACTATTTCTTCCCAAGTATATTGTCGAGATTCTCCCC